GTTTGCGAAATCTGAGGCTCTGCTCAAGAGTGATGGAGCACAGCCACGCGTCGTCTATCAGGGAGGCGACATGTACAATCTTGTAATGGGCTCCGTTGTTTTCTATCTGTCTCGTCGCATTGCAGAAGAGCTCTCGCGCAGTAACCCGAAGAACAAAGGGAACCAAGTCCTTTACTGCGTAGGGATGACTGCAGACGAAATAGCAGAATTAGTACATCACACTCCGGGCAAGGCCTTCGAGAACGATTTCAAGAACAACGACGGAACGCAACCCGCCGGTGTTCGCCGTTGGGAATCCATGTTTTATTATAAACTTGGAGCACCTAAGTGGTTTGTGAGGGAGTTTGCTCAAAACACCAGTGTGCGCGTGTTCACACGTTATGGTGTCAAGGGGAGAGTGCGCGGACAGCGTTGGTCAGGAGAGGTCACAACCACCCCTGGCAACGGTTACGTGAACAGTTGCACCGCACTCGCAGCGCTTGAGCAAGCCAATATCACCTCCAGCACCACTTTTGTATACGGGGACGATGAGATGACGTTCACTGAACAGGATATGGGGCAGTTATCAGCCTCATTCCACAGTGTCGCTCAAAGTTCTGGCATGGCCTGCGAAAACAAAGTGTTGGAGAAGCGTGAGCAAGTCACCTTCCTTCGTAAGCGGTTCGTGCCAAGCGTCAACAAGACTTATCCCGTACCATCGTTTGGGCGTGTCGTCGCCAAATTGCCCGTGCGTGCTAACAATAACGCAGCGGTAAGTGATGAAGATTACATGGCCGGCAAACTGTTGAGTGCCGCCTATGAACACCGACACATCGCCTCTTTACGAACTCTCTTACTGGAAGCAGCAGAACAGCTATCGGCATCGCCCTTCATGGATATGAGGAATCAGGCGATGTCGTATAAGTACACTGCAGACGAACTCAAGGCATTGACTGTAACAGCCAAGACCATTGATCCAGATTACTTCGGGTCCTTCCTCCAGAGCGTTTATGGCATCTGGGAAGAAGAGCTTGTGAACTGTTATGCGTCCGTCGTGGACGGCATAATGGGCTTTTCGCGTGTTAACCGCCGAGGTAAGAAATCAGGTCACGACGTACCCATAGCACCGAAGATACCACGTGCCCTATGGGATACAGCATTCGAGTCAATCGTCACTATAGATGTCGCTCTGTAGTGCTGGATCATTGTTCCCTCTGTAGTTTTGCATGGTTTCTACAGAGTTAAAAAATCAAATCACGCATCCATGTCGACAAGTG